GGCTTTCTGATCTTTCTTGTACGTCCTGATAACTTTGTGTCTCAATGAACAGGCTTTTCCTTCCTGTAAAGAGAATGTAATACATTTCATCTGTAAAAATTCCACTTTTTGCTATTATCCATCGAGGATCATCTATTAAAACATGATCATACTCGGTTAGCAACCAAGAGATTAATTCTCTGCAAAACTTTCGGAATGGCAAATCTGTCCATCCTATTTGTAGTAAATTTGTACATCTTTGTAGTGTTGTTGCAGGTGTGATGTGTTTTTGAGGAGCATACAATAATGATGTCATCAGTTTATCTCGTGAGTAGAGTGGAACTGCGCATCCTTTAACAAAAACTGTATGTGCTGATAAAAAATCTAAATCAGCTGCTAATCGTGGTTTCAGGGAATCTGTTGTTGTTGTTATTCCTAGTGTTTTCCAAGTTTCTATTACTGAAACTCCATTGAAGAAAACATGTGCATCATCCGAAACAGTCCACGTATTATCATCTCCTAAAAGTGCTTTTGCTGTGTGATCATTAAAATCTTTGTAATTATTCATATCGTGCGGTGCATTAATAATCCAAGCATAAGCGAGCATTGTGTGTAAAATTAAAGTGTTATCCGTTACCGTATTAACACAACCCGAGGGCATTCCAAGTTTTTTCATAACCATAATTCCTTCTGGTGTTATAACCAGAGTACTAATAATGTTTCTATAATAGGTTACTAAGCGTTGTAGCGTTTCTTCAGTTTTAAATTCAGGGGCATAAAACTTCCATCTAAGTGAAGCACAACCTAAGATCAAAAATCTTCTTAGGGATGAATCAAATTGTGACTCATCAAGTGCATATCCGTTCTTGAAAACATTAAGCTTTCTATGAAGTTTATCCCAATTACCTTTAAGTGGTGACATTCCTATCGAAGAGGAAGTTACTGTATGTGCAGCGTACATCTTTTCATTTTGATCAACAAAAAGGCGCGTTCCTTGAACAGTACCATCTACAGCAAAAGCTGTAAAGGTTCGTTGCGAATTTAATTTAATTTTATCTTCTGGTCTTAATTCTTCTTTTAATGAGGAAGTAGCTATCGTTGTCCACATAGGATCAGTAGCTAAACTTTGCCAATCATCTTCTAACCAATCCATAATTTCTGGATCATTATCAAAAAGATCCCGTTTTGTTGGAAATTCTCTATTAAAAGGAAAACCACTTGAGGAGGACATATCTAATCTGTCTACTGCATCTCGAAGTGATACTATCCTTGAGTTTCCCATATATGGCATAAAGTGGTTTTCGGTCCATCTCCATGCTTTATTTAATGCTCTTATTTGTAGCTCATTCATTCTAACTTCTGCCTTCCCATATTTTGCCAATGAGATAAAAGCAGCATCTTCATTCGGAACAGGCAAGTTCCAGTCAGGTGAGATGTGAATTCGCTCTTGATCCATAAAGATCTTGACTTGTGGATCAAGTCCTCTTCTATTTTTGTAGATTGTATTTCGTCTAGAGAAAGCAACATAATTAAAATAATTTTCACGCACATAGCTTTCGTGTTTCTCTGACACATAGAAGGATCCCCATATTATTTGCCTACCATCATTTCCTTGATTATCGGGGAACACATATCTCTTAGGATAGCGTAACCAAAATGGTGAGGTCTTCTCTACCAGTTCTAAAGGGAGGGGGGGCGGAGATGAAAATCCATACCAAGGTGCATCACATTACTACCTTGTTTCTGAAATTCAATCATCTCTTGAGTCACAGGTTCAAATCGTCCAAATTGTTTTCCATCTCCATGGGTCCAAAAACCAACTATTTGACCTTGTTCATTCATAACAGGTGAGGTGCAATCTCCATCACGTGTTTTAGCATTACACCATCCTTCTGGACTGGCAAAGCCTATCACAGAATCGGGGGTGGATTGTTGTCCATTTCCATATCCAAATACAGTTACGATTCCAGCATCCTCTAACACTTTAAGCGCTGAGCTTTTAAAAGGTGAGGAGAATCCAGTAACAGGAAAGGCTGCTAATTGTTCACCAAAGGACATCATTTCATTTCCAATAAATTCAAATGTGTGCACGTGGTTAACTGCTCTATATCGAGTTGTCATATTTTCTGACAATGAGTGCAAAACGACCCACAGTTTATTTCCAACATGTGTTCCAGTGCAGAGGTATTGATCTCCATCTGCTAAAATTCTGTAAAACTTATATACTCCAACTGACAATTGGGAGGTGTTAAACGCTTGCGGCTTCAACTTAAGAGCACTTGCATCTGTAACAGCTTTAATAAAAGTTATAACATCTTTGGCTTTTGCGGTAATCGGTTTCTTCGAATTCTGTATCTTCTTTCGAATTTTATCTTCCCCTTCTTTATGTGGAGGAATGGAAACTACTTTACCTTGGGTTTTGAGGCGTCGATTTGATCCTGATTGATGACCTGGGAAATTTTGCTTATTTTCACGCACAACTGCTTTTCCAGCAGTTTTTCTACCAGTATTTGACTTTGGTACATAACCATGGTCATAATCATCCATATTTTCCAACATTTCAGTTTCTTCAAAATCTTCATAATGATCATAATTTTCTTGTTTATCATCATCTCCTCCAGATTGGATTACAAACTTTCGTTTTCCATTTCTCTTTCGATCTGGGTTTCCTCTTTTATTTGAACGGTTTACTCCTTGAACTTTAGCTTCAAGAAGAACATCTCCTTGGCTCATTCCATATGAAATTCCTCTAGAAAGAGCGTAAGCGATAATATTCAACATTATTAATCCTTTAATAAACCCTTTATAATGGAGTTGCCAATAACCAATTGCACGGTACAGAAATTCATATCCTGTAGTTGTTTTTCCAACAACATCAGACATTTCTTTGTGAACTCCTTTAACAGGAAGCGGTACTTTTGTTTTCTTACTAACACCACAATTTTCATTTTTCTTCATGAAGGAAAGTTTTTCAAACTTTCCTCTTTCAACTGTTTGTGCAACTTGGACTAATTTATCTTGTGGAGTGTATATCGCATCCATGATATCTTGAGGTGCTGTAGATAATTCCTTTTTGACCCAGGAATACCAACTATCATCACACTCCAAGACTTCAATATTTTTAAATTTTCCAAAACTCATATCAGCTTTAAACTTGGGGTCACTAGGAGAAGTATTCTTTCCTTCGTTCCACCACGCTGAGAGGTCATTTAAAAATTCTTTACATTTTAAAAAGTAGAGTATGAATATAGCACCAGCATCTTCTTTTAAA